TTGTCAGGGAGTTCCTTTCTGAAGTGTTCCCAATGAGAGATCATTGGTAAAGCATCACGACGAACTTCTTTCTCTTCTCTGGTATTTAAAATTGATTTAAATTGGGCGATAGCAGTCTTAAATTTGGGCATGAAAACATCATGCAAATTGATAGCGTGGGCAGGGAGATCGGTCCTGTCGAGAACACCGTAAACAGTATCGTAGTTGATGCCGAAATGCCTTGCGATCTTCCAAAGCTGTCTGAGGTCGCTTTGCCCGAAATTCTTCAAGTCTCCGAAAAGAATATCGTAATTGTTGCCACCATTATGCTTGATATCAACATAATAGAAAGGATCGGTGGGCATTGGAACCTTTTCCTTGAAGCTGTAGCTGTAGTGGCTATTGGAAAAGATTTTGCGTATATTGTTGAACTCTTTGCTCTTGAGCGAAACAGGAGTGAGTTTAGAAGCGAGGTGAATATGATCGCAAGAGTTATGCTGATAAAGCAGTTTGCTTTCAGCGTCGGCAAGGGAAACTACATAGATTGTACCATCGATTCCCTTGGAACTCATCAATCCATTAACGCGATCTTGAATGTTTTTAACGTTATCATTAATAACGATACGCCAGTTGTTTCCACCAGCATAAAACGTCTTGGCACTAAATGTCTTTTCGACGTTCTGGGTCTTCTTCGACAACCGCACAAGATTGCGAGTGTTGCGCGACTTTCTGTAAATAGCCAACGGAACAATCGGATCGCCGTTGATTTTAATTACATTTTTATTCGCGTCGGTGAAGTTATAATTGGCATCGCAGCAAAGCGACTCAAGGTTATTGGAACCGCTCAAAAGATACAGCTTTTTGAAAAACTCTGCTGAATCAGAAATCGAATCGATTTCTTTTTGAACCTGCGTTTTGATTTCCGTCTCCAGCTTAGAGATGGCGCGAGCAATGAAGTTCTTGGTCTGCGCGTTGTATTCTAGATTCTCGCGAGAGTGGTGCAATGCAACCGAGCCAACCGGAAAGAAAAAGACGAAGAAATTAGAGACGTAAGAGTTAGAGAAAGCCTTGTAAATCTTTGACGATGCAATCGGATGATTCGCAAGATTGTCGAGATTCAATGGATAGGAAATGCCGCCCATCACAACGATAGGATCGGAGCGTCTGTTCCTTTCCATTCCCCAATCAGCGTTCTTGATTACCCACTCTGGGACCAAACGGGAAAAACCTTTGCAAACAAACTTCTCGTCAGAGAAGCGAATGACCTTGTTGATTTCGCATTCGAAGTTGGAAATGTCCTCGCTTTTAACTGCAACAGAAATCTCAATGCCACTCGGCTCAGAAGTGGAAGTGTCAGAGAGCTTGGTGAAACGAGTGTCGCCATGCTCGTCAACGTACACCGAGATGACGATCTCGTTTCCGTTGTGGCGAGACGTAACCGTAAACGAATCGGTGTACGATAGCGGTGCGAAACGACCAATGCCGAAACCGCCGATTGAATCGTTATCGCTGCGCTTAGTGGAGCGACCATACTTGGTGTAGAGACCAAAGAGGTCAGACTCGGAAAGACCCGCGCCAAAGTCACGTACAACGAAAGTAGGACTCAGGCGAGTGGGCGCAGTGATCTCAACGTCACGGGATGAACCCTTGTTAGCATCTACCGCATTCGCGATGGTTTCGCGTGCAGTAGCCAAGATGACGTTAGAGTAGTTATTCCGCAGAAGGGACGAGATGTAACGCATCTCGTTCGCATCGATGGTCGCGATTTCAGACTTGAAATCGTGAGATTCAACAACGTTTCGCTGGATGGATTTGACAATCATGGGAGCAATTTGATTTACAGGCAAAGAATGCCACAGGGATCACGTTTCGTCAACTACTTTTTCAAAATTTCTTTCGAGAATTTTTAAGGTGGCGTCTTTCAACCAGTTACGCTCTTGTTCAGAAGCGTCTTCTACCGAGAGTGAGAACTCTCGCGACGAAGAAATAGTGGTGATGCGAAACTCTGCGGCGAACTTGAACCGCTTCAAAAACTCAGCATTCAGAATTTCGTAGAGCTTGTAAATTTCTCCTACGTTCGTGGAGGAAAACAAAAGAGTGCGATTCATTTTTAATTAATTTTAAATGAGTGGGCTTCTTCAAAAATTTTGACGAAATCTTTTTGATTCAAAAGGTGCATCCAAATTTTTCCGTTCTTTTCGATGTATTCGTCAGTATGCCCTTCTGAAATTAAATGCTGCACCAGCTTCTCATTAAAAACTAAAAATTCTGGCTTGTTGTTGTTGAAATTAGGGACAATGCACCCCATTAAGTTAGAAGAAACAATTCTGTAGCCAGTCAGCTTATCAGAAAGATCTTCTTTTTCGATCTCCATGTCTTCAACATGGAATTCGATATTAAGTTTATTTAACTTATTTATAATTTGATCTCTAGTCTTATTGATTTTTGTTTGCATTTTTGAGGATGTGGTAAATTGCATGATCTTTAGCCTTGAGTTCTACGTCAAAGAATACAGGCTTGCCATAGTTATTTGGTGAATTGACGGGCATCATAGCGTGTTTGCGCGTATTGTCAATACCTTCTGAGTAATGAAACAAAGGAATTGTGGGCCAAGTTGAGTAAGCGAGGTGAAAGTCTGCGGCGTCGTCATTGCCGTGATTGCAGAATTGACGGTGCAGAGAATCGTAGGTAATGGGAATACCAGCAGTAGTAAAAAAATACTTGTGCAAGTTGGATACAGACCAAGTACCATCAATGTTGTCGTTCACCTCTAGCACAAGACGAGAGCGAACATTGGCTGGCAAGCGATTGAAGTTGCAAAGGAAACGGGTAGAAATAGCGACAGGATCGCCGTCTTGGCGGCAATGAATATTGAGCGGCGAGCGGTAGTCGAGCGGCAAGTCCAGCAAGTCGAAAAGGTCAGCGTGAGCAGTGAGGTCGCGAATGCTGTTGGTGATAGCGGCGTCGTCGGTGCTGGTAAGAGTAATGAACTCTGAAGGATGTGCGGAGATGCGAACGCCAGTGCGTTTGATGGTGGCGGCGATAGTGTTGAGAGCAGCGCGAAGGTCAGACCAGTTGGGTAATTGGTCGAGACGAAGATTAACGTCAGGATGGTCGATGACAGGAGTGAGCGTAGACGACAAACGGTAGCCAGCAATGCCGGTGTCGGCGCAATGCTGAATGATGCGATTGGTGACAACGAAGTTGTTGAGGATGCGGTCGCTGAGAATGCGGATGGCATCTGCACGGGGCAGAGACAAGAAACGTGTCAAGGTCATAGTCTGGAACTTGTGACCTTGCTCGGCAAGAACGTTAGAGATGCAACAGAGGGATAGGTTCATTTCTCCAGAAGAAAATCAGAAAGACCTAGTTCAGTCAAGGGTTTATTTTCAACTTCAAGATTTGAAACTTTTTTCCAATTTAAAATTATTAATATCAAGCTCTAGCTCTTCTTGATTAGCGGCGTATCCTTTGCCATGCCCCAGATCTAAAAGTCTTTCTTGTTTGGTTAGCTCGGAGTAAGCCATAAATCCCTTGAAAGAATAGCCCTTGTCAATCTCTCCGATCATAAGAGCATACAAATCAACGCTTGGCTCTTTCCACGGCGCAGCCAACAACCTGCCAGTTCTGTATTTGGTTGTTTTTACGTCAATGACGAGATCATTCAGAACCGCATCACCTTTGTCAGTCTTTGAGTTTCTGACTTCAATTGAAATGTCGGGATAAAGATTAAACAGTTTGCAGAATGCAACTTCACCTCCGATTCCTTCAAGATCAGTCATTTCATCGCTTTGACCGCCAATCTTGTTATTTTTTACATTTTTATTTCTAGCATTCTTGTGGCGCAGTTTCGCCAAGTAGCGACACAATGCTTGCTCTTGTGCGTTTAGCAAAACAAAATTAGATTTCATTAAATTAAATAGTAATAATCGTTGTGCTTACGGAATCTCCGCATTGACCGCATTTAGGGCCAATTTCATGATAATCATATTGGAAATGTTCCATGATTCCTTCAAACGCCATATGATTATTAAGAATTTTCTCTTTCACCTTTGCGAGAACGTGATCAATGATTTTTTCTTTTTCTTCTTTAGGAAGATCATCGAATCGTTTTCCATCTACGGTAAAATCATATGCGACA